GTATTCTTACCAACAACAACTACTGTAACTCAACGTGTGTTGACCCACCGTGTGTGTGTGTGCGTGTGTGTGTGTGTTGTCTGTGTTTGAATATCCTTAATATGGCATTTAAAGGTAACAGTCGGACTTTAACTCAACAGTCCTCCGCGGCGTCGTCTGATGATTTACACAACATATTATTCAGCCCGGAGCCATTAAAGAAATTGGCGACAAAATGCGACCTAGGTCGACACCACTGGATGCGCGCCGATAACGCCGTGTGTGTCAGACCCCTCGTTCCAGAAACTACATCCAATGCCTTGACGAAGTGGTTCTCTTCAGGATATGAAGCTGGGGAGTTACCATCTAAGGGATACATGAGCGTCCCACAAGTTCTTTGCGCGATTACCAGGACGGTAACTTCTGATGCTGAAGGTTCCCTTCGCATTTATCTAGCCGACCTTGGTGATAAAGAACGAGCACCTATAGATGCTCAAGTCGTCAGTTTACACAACCGTGACCTCCCTGCTATAGTGTCATTCCACCCAACATACGATTGTCCTATGGAACAACTAGGCGGAATTAGCAGGTGTTTTGCGTTGGTTATCGAAAGGTACGGTTACATTGGACATAACGGAACTACCGCGAGCGTGTGTAGTAATTGGCAACCGAAGTTTTCTTCGAAGAACAATAATTATAAGCCCGCCGCCGCTGGTAAGACTCTCGTTCTACCCTATGACAGGTTGTCAGAGCTATCGAAACCATCAGCCGTAGCTCGCCTGCTAAAATCGCAGCTCAACATGCACAGCTCTCCTTTCTTTCAGTTACCTGAGGAGGCCGTTACGCAGAAAGCGATTGGTAGTGAGTCTGAGGTTATGAGCGAAAAAGGAGGCCATCCTCACGCTAAGGATTATTCAGAGCTCCAGGGTCGTGGATCAGTTCCGTTTGTGGTGAACGGTGTCTGAAACCCTGTAGTTATATATACGTGTTGTACATTAATATGTGTGTGCGTAAACTATATATATACGTGTGTGATATCGTTGAGTTAAAGATTGATCACCGAGCTCTACGGATTGGGAAGGTTACCCATCTGGTTTATACAAGCCCGTGACATACGTGTTTAGGTTCAATTCCTTCTCCGTTCCTGTCAGGTTCCTTTATATTCACGGATGCTTCTCCATGACTAGCGTAAAGTATCGATCTGTTGTTGTATCGTGTCTTTCTGTTTATTTGTCTTGTACTTATTTACTTTCACCACCACACAAGTATGGCCCAAAGCGGTACTGGAGGAAGCTCTCGACGACCCAGAAGAGGTCGTCGTAACAACAACAACCGTAACAACGACCGTGACAAAGCCCTTCGGGACTTAACGGTCCAAGTTAAGCGTTTAGCTATCATAGCGGCTTCTACTGCGCCATCCCTACAACATCCGACTTTTATTGCAAGTCAAAGGTGTCGTCCTGGTTACACCTACACTTCGTTGGATGTCAGACCGACAAAAACTGAGAAGGGTCATAGTTTCGGTCAGAGGTTAACAATTCCAGTACCGGTGTCAGATTATCCGAAGAAGAAAGTCTCTTGCGTGCAAGTCAGACTGAACCCATCGCCAAAATTCGATTCAACTATATGGGTTTCCCTTCGTCGTCTGGACGAAACAACCATTCTTACTTCGGAAAACGTGTTTAAGCTTTTCACAGACGGAGCTGCATCCGTGCTTATCTACCAACACGTTACAACCGGTGTCCAACCAAATAACAAGATCACCTTCGACATGTCTAATGTCGACGCTGAGATCGGTGACATGAACAGATACGCTCTGATCGTCTATTCGAAGGACGATGTTCTTGAAGCCGACGAAATGGTGATACATGTGGACGTTGAGCACCAGCGTATCCCTTCCGCTACGTCGCTCCCGGTTTGAATCTGACGCCCCGTCCGAAGACGTTAAACTACCCTGAACCACGTTCAGGCGCCTGAGTTGGTAGTATCGCTAAAACTGCCTGAAGTCACTAAACGCATTTTGCGGTGAACGGGTTGTCCATCCAGCTAACGGCTAAAATGGTCAGTCACGCTTAACAGTGTGCCGTCTCCCTACAGGTGAGACGAGGTGCCTTTGAAGTCCTCTCCTAGACTTCTTCGGAAGGTGACGGTCCCAGACCGTCCCGTGCATGCTACTACACTGATAGTAGCAAGAGTGCAGGCATCGCCCATGGTTTACCATGGGTCCTCCAAAAG